ACATATCTTTCCAAATGGGTTAAATCAATTTTCAGATCTTCGGAAAAACGAATCATCGTATCGGGATCATTCACCCCCATCTTTGCCCACTTCGAATAAGTATCAGGGTTCACACCCTTCTCTTTAAAGGCTAATGCGACTTCAGGCTGAGCATTGACACGCCGCCACCCAAGCACTTCTTTAAAATCCTGAATACCTGCTTGGTGAAAATCGCCAATTTCGTAAGGGGTCAGCCCTTCCTTTTTGTAAATTGCTGCTACAGAAGGTTCAATGCCAGGCACCATATCCCTCCAATAGCTTGCTTTTTCTGCTGCCTCGGAATCTTGTCCAAAATTTGTGCGCCATCTTTCTCTATCTAATTCGTCAGCAAACATTTCTTTCCAAACGGAATCGTCTGGGTTCTCTGGGGTGTAATCATCCATAATTATGCTCCTTTTTTATTATTAGACATTCTTTGTCTAATACTATTTATGAAAATTGTGATTGTAAGTATTTCCAGAGTGCTTTTAGTTTATCTTTGTCATCACGAATACCCATTTCTATAATAAAATCACCCAGGAAAAAATACTGTTGCTCGGCGACCATTTCGATTTGCCGATTGATTTCTTTTCGTCTTTGCCAAAATTTCCAAGAAGGGATTACCGTATTTTTTTCGATCTTACGAATCCTATGCAAATCCGAAACTAGTTGTTTGATTTGTTCAATTTCTTGAGGATTAAACATCCCTCTCAAAGTCTGAATTTCTTCTAGCGTTTGCTTTTCTAATTTTTTTCTGTTTTTCAATCTCATCACGTCTCCTTTTTTCCGAAGGCTTCATAAAATAAGTACGTTCACGAAAAGTTGTAATAATTTTTTCGTCCAATACTTTCTTCTTGAATCTGCGAAGTAAACTTTCAAAATTCTCTTTTTCTCGCGCGTAAACTTGTGCCATTTATTTCTCCTTTTCTTCTCTTTTTGATATCCATTTTCCGTCTTTCCATTCACCTAAAAACCCTCCACCATGTATTTTGTATCCTTGTTTAATGGCGATTAAAAAACTGCCCCATGATGAATCAGGCAAATCTGAAAGTGGTGGTAATTTAGATGAATTGGGGAGACTTTTTCTATATTTTATAATTTCCATAAGTGCATCATCAAAATCACCATCAAAATCATCTGGTAGTAAAAAATGTAAATCGAGTGATAATACTTTCATTTTTTATTTCTCCTTTTTAATTTTTATAATTTTTAAGGTCAGTTATTTTTTCTATTTCATCATGTATTTTTTTTATTTCTTTGGGATTATCCATTTTTTCTTTCATTTTTTTCACTTGCTGTTCAAATTCCTCATCGGACATATCCTCACAAAGCCCCATAGCTTCAAGAAAAGCCATTCCCCATTCTTTTTCTTTTTCTTTGGTCATTTTTATTTCTCCTTTTTAATTGGTTTCGTTTTAAATATATTTTTCCACTCCAAATCGTAATACGGCAATGGTTTAATGAGTGATTTATATTTTTCAATAAATTGTCTCAATGCCATCTCCATAAATTCATCCATGCTTATGTCAGATTCCACACAAATTTTAATAATGCGTCTTATTAAAGAATTGGGTAATTTAACTTCTATTTCCACTAATTTTTTTTTTCATTTTTCTCCTTTTTATTAATCTCCATAACAATATTTTTTGTGTTCTTTTTCTTTTCTTATTTTTTCAAGTTTATAATTCAGATAAACGGGAAACAATAATCTAACCTTATCCGTTCCCACTTCTTTCCTAGTCAGTATGATTTTTCGAACAACATCACCATCCCACCACGCACAAATAACTGAAAAATCGTGAGCAGAAGCCCAACGAGTAGTCGGCTCCCATAAATCATAAACATACATTTCTCTTCCCAAGAAAGATACTTTGGCCCCGATAGGAAATATTTTCTCGACCCATTCTTTAAAAACCTTCATATTCTTTTCAACTTCGACAGCGGCATCTTTTTTTATTTTTGCTATTTCAGCATTAGTTATTTTTTCATTTTTTTTCATTTTTCTCCTTCTTGTAATCATCCATGCTGATGATGCGATATTCCCTATTTTCTCTGTATTCTGGATACTTTAATTTATCCTTTTCCAATACCATTTCAGCAGTTTCAACATCGACATATTTTCCTTCATTTCTCCATTTATTCTCACCAATCATCCACAAAGTAAAATTAAAAATTTTTCCTCGTATTGTTCTTGTTTGTATTCCTGCTGCAGCTGCCTTTCTATTTACTTCTTTCACGTATTCTGGTTTGTATCGGCATTGGATCAAAATATTCTTTTCAAGTTTGTGTTTTCCTTTTGGCTTGGGGACTTCAGGAGCCGGTAATCTTTTTTTACTTTTGTAAATCTCACGTTCTCTCGCTCTTTCGGTCATCGGCTCCTCCTGTTATTTTATATTCTCTATAAGGTCGTAAATCAACTTCGTCTGTTCAGGGGTGAACATCCATCTCTTGTTGACATTTTTATTCGCCCAAAATTCCACAGGATTGTGTCGTTCTTTACTGACGGCGAACCAATCGGCCACCATTTCACCAATCGCCAGATCGCTCATTTTAGTCGCATCAATTATTTGCGAAGCCTCATCCCTTGCGTCAGGATTCACCAAGTTGGTCGCAACATCAGTCCAATATTCAGGATGATGTGAACTGTTTTTGATGTGATGTGCCGTGGCTTCATCCATCAGCGGCTTCATATGTTCGGGAGGGTCGTAGGATATTTCATCTTGTTTGCATTTATACATCCATGTGATAAAAACATAAGGGGTTCGTTCGGGTTCCCTGAACTTTATCTGGTCATGCCATTTCGCATTTTCGACAAGCCCTTTAAATCTTTTGGGGTCGGAACCTTCGATTTTCTTGCAGTAATTTTGTACGGCTTTGATGTGCGCTTGGGTGCGCTTGACGTACCAATTTTCCATGTCTTTCGTGTATTCAGGTTCTTGAATTTTAAATCTCATTACCACCTACAACTATATTATATCACACTTTGATATATTTTAAACCCAATATTGAACAAATCGTTTCATTAAATCTTTTAACTCCCCTTTCTTCAACTCGCTGTCTTTCAATTCATCCTTGAAAATTGCTTGCCATTTAAAATAGAGCCACTTCACCAAAAGTTTGTATACCACGTTCCAGGGTAAAAAATTCCGACTGCGATACTTGCGAACGATGCCCAAGTCCGTGCCTTCTAAACTCTTTTGAAATTCATCCACACGCTTTTTATGTATGCTGTCTAATGAATTAACATAATCGTCCAACTCCAACTGGAGCAGGTTTAATTTTTCATCAAAGTTGCTGCCGTTTTTGTAATCGTCTACCAATTCCTGTGTCATTCCTGCCACATCGTCCAATTGAGCATCCAATCTTTTCGCAATCCGGGCGGCAAGTTTTTTTGGGTTCGCCAAAACTTCTTCAACCTCATCAATATCAGCACTCTCTTTGATCCATTTATCTTGGAGCAAATCGTAGATTCCGTCTGCCAAAGTCAGCATGTCTTCTACTGTGTCCGTGCGAAAATAAAAATTAATAGGGAATGGGCCGAAGAAATTGCGCTCATTGATTACTCTCGTCAGTTTGCGATAATTTTCCAAGGTCTTTAGATCGACATCACAAAATACGGTGCAATCGATATCGGATTCTATGCTCCAAAATTTGCCTGTGATGGAACCCACAATCATAAGTTCACGAAAAACGACTTTAAGTTCCGTTAATATGTCCACTATTCGCACCCTAATCAGGGGATTGATTTTTCCATCTTGCCAGACATAAGGATTTTCAGATTCTTTTGGCTCGTCAATTATGGATTCGTGGATTATTTTAGTTTGCATTTATTTTTTCGTTTCTCCAGTTAATTTTTTAAGTTCCTCGATATCTGCTTGACCTGTTGGGTTTCTATGTAATTTTCTAATAATATCAAGTAATTTTTTTTGTTCATCTGGTAATAAGTCTACTTGGGATTTTCTCTTGAATAATACTTGTATAAATTCCCTTGCTTGTTTATCATCCAATTCTTCATTATTATATAATTTATTCCAATACTCACTCATCTTTTCAGTTGTTGAAGTATCCCAACCCATTTTTTGCCCATAAGAATCAAATTCATCTCCACTTTGAGATGCTGGTAATGTGGTAATAAATTTTTGTATATCGGTAATCATGTTATTTAAAAAACTATCGAAATTATTAGTTTGAAGTTGCTTTGAAAAATAATCATATTTTTTCTCTTTCATGAAAGCGATGATAATGTTGTTCATCGATTTTGCTATTTGATCTTTGGTGAGATTCGTGGCCTTTACTAAATCATCTCCTATTGTATTGGGTTCGATTCCTTGACCTATGGTTGATAAATTAGTTGCAAAGGTATTGGCATCTATGAATTTGCCTTTTGTATCTTTGAAGTTAAAAAATTCTTTTAAAGTTTTTTTCATTTTTTATCTCCTGATTGTTTAGCTTTTAATATATCCATAGAATCACGAAACGCTTGACTTGTTTCCGGATCATATTCTTGTTGTTGCTCTTGTTGGGGTATATCTTCTGGTATCGAAGTTGGCGCCGGCGCCATAAAAAGCGCCCTAATATATTTGCCAGCTAATTTTTCAAAATCTTTATTTTTTTTTAAAATATCAACAAGTAATAAATCATTTTTATTTAACCCTCTACTTTTTGGACTTTTTTTAAATGCGTTTATCAGACCCATGATATTCCCAGCCATTCCTGAAACGGTTGTTAGAAGGGAAGTATTTATACCAAAAGCAGAACCCAAACTTGCAAGATTTTGTAGAGCGTCCTGAAAAGTTCGAACTTTATCTTCCTGAATCTTCTGTTTCCGCTTAGTTTCTAATATTTTAAACTTTATCATATTCTTCTCCACTCTTATTTATGTTTTATCATAAATAGATGTGATGGCATTATTCAAATTCAGTAGACAGCAAAAATATTGTGGTACATGCGACTATTGGTACGGTTGCAGGAAGTTGGATTCTATCTGGACTCCAATGTTTATAGTAATCGAAGGATCAGGCGCGGAGGAAATGGGAATTTGTGGGCATAGGCAAAGCGGCTGGTGGAATCAACGCAGAAAAGCAAATCAGAGTTGCCCAAAGTGGGATTTGTTTGCAAGGTTGAAGAATCTTTAAAAATGGGAACAATATATATAGCAACTAACTTGATAAATCAGAAGCAGTATGTGGGTAGAAGTGTAAATTTTAAGGGTAGAAAATATACACATTTAAGATTGGGTATGCTTGGTGATAAAACTTATTTTCATAAAGCATTAAAAAAATATGGAAAAAATGAATTTAAATGGATTTGTGTTGAGTATCCTATTCAAGAATTGAATGAAATGGAACAGTTTTGGATAAAAACTCTGAACACAAAGGCACCGAATGGTTATAATTTAACTGATGGTGGAGAAGGTACGTTTAATCCCTGCGAAGAAACTAGATTGAAAATGAGTGAAAAAAAGAAAGGAAAATATACAGGAAAAGATAATCATTTTTTTGGAAAACATCATACAGAAGAAACTAGAGAATTATTATCAAAAATTAATATGGGAGAAAATCACCCACATTGGGGGATTAAACATTCTGAAGAAACAAAAAAACGCCAATCAGAAGGTATTAAAAATTGTCCCCAACGAAAAGAAATAAACGAAAAAATAAAAAAAGCAAGACTAAAAACTTATAAATTTTTATCCCCTAATAATGATGAAATTATATGGGGTGATGGTATTAAAAATTTCTGTATAAATTATAACCTAAATTATCATAGTGTTTGTGCCGTTATTGGTAATTATTGGAAACGAACGGAATATAAAGGTTGGAAATTTATAGGAGTAATGAAGTAATGTTACAATTTGGCGCAAATTTATGGTACTATAATAAAAATATTAAAAATATGATCATCGGATTTCTTAATATTTTTCCGCAGATGCAAGTTAAAAGTTTTAACTCGACAACAGGCCTGCCAGAATCCACAATGACTGTTCCTATTCTCTATGGCCCGATAGAAAGGTCAACTTATATTAATTCCAAAGGTGAAACGGTTCAACGCATTATACAATTACCAATGCTTCATTTTGAGATGACAACATTTGAACACGATAGGACACGGGCCTTCGCTGAAAAATCTTTGCATATGCAAGGTCAGCGTTCAGGGTACGAGTATGACGTATTAATGCCGTGGCCGATAACCGTTCAAATCACAATGAATATTTATGCGAAATATCAGGAAGAGTTGATGCAACTGATAGAGCAAATCGTGCCATTGTTTAATTATCACCGCACTTATTACACCAAGCATCCCATTTTTCCTGAAGAGGTTACGCTGTCTCATTGGGTCTCCGTCACCACGCCGCCGAGTTTCGCTTTCAATTCTGAATATTCCGCCGAACAGCGCCGAGATATACTTTCTGTGCCAATTGGATTCACAATTGAAAGCTGGATGGTCAGAGAGGTTTATGAATCTGTCGGCATTGTCAAGGAAATCATTTCCAACTTCAACGACTACGCAACACAAAAAGGTTTAGAAAAAATTCGCCTCCTTGCTGATCCTTGTATCAGAGATTTTTATTTTACCGCTGATCCATTATATATTGCGCCAACTTTAGGAAGCATAGTTAGTGGTACATACCATTCGGGAATTATTGTCGATATTCCAGAAGCTGGTCATTTTATTATTAAATTTAATAATGAAAAACAAGTGTTCCTAAAAAATGAATTGGTAAGAGTTGGATTAAATCCTATCGGAACAACTATTAGTTGCGAACCTTACGAGCCTTTTAAAGAATCCGATTATGGTTGGTCAGGGTATAGCAATTTGGTTTGGAGAAGCGGATACGATGGGCCTTCTGGATGGACTGGATATTCCGAAGTATGGGATTCTTATTCAGGTTATTCCGAGATAATAACCCCCATTGTATAAAATGAAAAAGATAAATAAAA